CCGCCAGTGACGCTTACGCGAAAAGGTCTACCTTCTTTTTCTAACCCTATAAACTTACCCTGTTCGTTGTACAAGTTGTAGTCGCTATCACGGTAAGAGCCATCTGGCATCTTAAAAAGGCCAGTGGAATAATCATAAGTTGTTCCATTTTCAAATGTTTTGGTGCCAGTAGATTGCACGGGTTTTGAAACGCCCGCATCCGAAACAACTCCGGTATTTACCGCAGCGGTTTGCTCACCACCGGCCATTGTGGTGTCCGCAGGCTTCCAAATAGATGCTTTGTACGCATCTACATTGCCGCCAAATTCTTGGTACGCTTTGTAGTCAGGAAAGCCTGCTTCCTTCGCTTTTGTTGCCGCAAAAGACTCAAGCTCAGGAATAGCCGTTTCTGTGTAATCCTTGCCAGCAAACTTTTTGGCTTCTTCATCCGTAATGGAAAGACCGTAATCGCGCTGGGCCAAGTTCTTTACATCCGATGTAGACAACAAGCGGCCAGCGTCTTCGCTAAAGTCAATTTTTGATCCATCAGCGCCGGTAAGATCCATTGGCTTTTGATTGATGCCAGCGGCATTAGTAAACTGCTGCACGCCTTCTTGCACAAACTTGCCGTCCTTGGTCAAGGTCATGCCATTGGACAAAGACCAGTTGCCATCCTTGTCTTGCGTGGTGGCAGTAATAACACCAGAATTTATTGCATCAATGGTTGCATCGCGTGTTGCAACTTCGGCCAATGCCTTGGTGTAGTTCTCTGCTGATTTGTCTGCTTCGGATTTTGAAGCCGCCCAAAGGTCATAATTGGATTGATAATCTTTGGAGGCGTCTTGAAGTCTTTGAGCAAGATTGCCATCTTTTGGCGTTTCAATATCAGACTTGATGGCGTTAAAGTCTGCTACTTTTTTGTCTATATCAGCGGCTTTGGTTGGCAACGAGTCAAGCATTGGCTTGTTGTCGTTGTATAGCTTGGTGGCAGCATCTTGAATTTCTTTTGACTTGGCTGCGGCAGCATTTGCTTTATCTGCTGCTGCATTTGCCGCATCAATAAACGATTGCTGCGAGGGGGCATCATATGCATATTGAAAATTAGTCCTTTCCTCCCCGCCGCGAGTTATTGATACATAAGTTCCAGTAACCCTTGCGGGCACTGCCATTCCTTCGCCAAGATCAATGTTTTGGTAACCGAGTTGTTCTAACTTGGCACTATAGTTTTCAACCGCCCACTTGTTGTCTTCAAATGCTTTTTTGTTGGTGTTAAAAGTAGATGCCTGAACATCGTTTGCTGAAATTAGATCATCGTATTGCTTCTTAAATGGGTTGTACTGATCATCAATTGTTTTTTGGTACGCAGCGGTATCATCGTTGACCGACTTGCGTAAATCTTCAGCAGCTTTTAATTGTTTGTCGTATTCGGACTTTTCAGCAGCATATTTTGCTTGTGCTTTTTCTGTTGCATCGGTGTTTGTGGTTAATGACTTATACGTCTCCTTTGCCTTGTTGATCAAAGACGATTCAGCCATGTTGATGCTGGCGTAAGCAATGTAGTTGCCAACGGCTTGCGCTGGGTCACCTTTGCCAGACACTATGGTGTTCAATGCGGTGCTTGTGGCACCCTTCATCAAATTAATAGTGGTAGGGCTTAAACCCCAGTTGGGATTTTTATTGATTGAGTCAAAGTAGCTATCGGTTGATGAGTAGATTAATCCAGAGGTAAAGCCAGAAGAGATGCCTGTTGCAATTGACTTGCCGCTAAGTGCTGCGTTGATACCTCCAATTAAAGACGAGTTCAGACTAGCGCTTGCTACCTTTGAAATCTGCACAGCCGTATCCGCTGGCAAATTGAACGTCTCCATCATGGAGTCGGTGAAGTCCCCGGCCCACTGATTGGTTGTGTAGTTCTTGATGTCCGCGCCTATTTGCGTGTCAGACATGAAGCTGGTAGTAGCATACGATATGGCGGCAGACTTTGCTATGTCTTCAAGATTACCGCCTTTGGCCGCAGTAATAACCGCAGACGTAACGTAAGGCGGTATACCGATTGCCATACCCGCATAAGACAATAGCGTCGGAAGCGGATCCTTGATAATTGCTTTGATTGTGTCTCCAGCAAAGTCACCTAGCTTCTGAATTCCTTTGCCAACTGCGCGGAGAGCATCGCCCGCGACATCTCCAACGGCTCTTAGTCCGTCACCAATCTTGTCTCCAAGCCATTGAACCGCCTTAGAAAGACTCATTCTTAACCCCTTTGCTTACCAGTTGATACGGTAAAAACGCTGTCGTCTTTGTCAAAGTGCGTTTTAACTTCGGGGTCTTTCATTTTTTTAGCCGCAAGTTTTAGCATTGTGACTATTTCTGTAGTATGCGGAAAAGCCACAAGAAAATCAAAACCAATTTTTCTGGCGGCGGCCATAAATTGATGCATATTCTCAATGTAATTTTTTGCAATGTCTCCGTTGTAGCTCTGCACAACACCAACACGGCCTTCAAATGCGGCAATTGTAAAAAGGGTGTTTCCCTCTCTGATGCGTATCAATCCTTTGTTGCTGTACATCTTAATCATTGCCGCATAAAGCATACGCTCAGGAGAAACGTGCCCTTTTTTTGCCGCCTCTTCAAGAGTTTTTTGACCATATTTATCATCATGCGCCGCTACTGCAAAAATGTCAGTAGGGTTGAGCATATGCTTCTTTGAGTCAACGGGATGGATTCCTTGTGCGGCCATATAGCTACCTACCTACACTTGGGTTAACGGCATTTACCAGCGCTTCCGCCCAATCATGCCAATCATTAAACTGGTCAGTCCTTGGAATGGCCTCGTTTGTAAAAACGTCAATGGCAGACAACCCGTTGCCCCAAGTCTTCCAGTCAGTGGTTGGTGATGGTATCTCAAGCTGCTGAGGAGAATAAAGCTCCACCATGAGCGATGCCCACGAGTCAAACGTGTGGTAGCGGGGGTCGTATACCTGTGCCGGATTAAGAGCCATATGGCCTCGTATCGCCGATCTCAGCGGTTACTAATAGCTTACCAAGCTGGTAATTCCCGCCAACAACATTGGAGACAAAACGCAGCCTGATTTCCCTGCGCTGCTCACGCATATCTAATTTGCCGGTGTTCTCATCAAAGACGTATGGGCCAGTAGTCACGTCCTCGGCCTGAGCAAATGGCCGTCCTGTAACATAAATTTCCATCTCACCGGATTGCACAAAGTCAGGCTCAATGCGGTCAACCCGAAGCCATCTGTTTGCACCTTCCGGCGATGGCTGTGATGGGCCACCACTTACCCAGCCTAGATCATTGGTCTCAAAATAGCTTGGGATGGCAGTCACTTCTTGGCCGTTTACCTCATCGGTGCCAATCTCGTGCTGGTAGAAGTCAATCAAGTTTGGCGGAGTTGAAAACGTCAAGGTATTTGTTCCGCTTGCTGTTGCGGCCAAGGAAAGCTCAATTGCCTGCGCGTAAATTGCAGTCACAGGAATTGAAAAACCAGAACCAGTACCGCCTAGCGATGCCGCCGTTGCGCTCAAAACATCGCTAACTGCATAGTTGGCTCCCCTAGCAGTGATGGTCACGGACGTTACCGAAGCACCAGTAATGACGATAGTCGCCTTTGCATTAAATCCCAAACCGCCAGTAAGGCTGACATTGGTGTATGTTCCATTGGTGTACAAAGTGCCGCCTGTGATGGCACCAATTGTTTTGATGGCGCTAGATGTAATGCCATTAACGGTAGACCCAGTTGCTATTCCCGTCCCAGAAACAACTTGCGACAAAACGGCGGATGATTGATAAGTGTCTGTGTATGCAAAGTAGCTTCCACTTGTCAGCACATAGGCAGCAGAGAATACTTTGACGCTCTTTGTGGTCGTCCAGCCAGCCTCGATTGGGTAGGCAAACACTTGCGAGAAGTACCCTGCACTACGGTATGCGCCAGTTGATTGGCCTACGTCATACCAAACATTCTCACGCACGTTGTAGACAATGGCATCAGTGCATTCTGTTGCGTTACCACGAGGATAGAACCACCAAATCTCGCCAAACCTTGGCACCTTGGTAACCCATACCTTTTGACGCTGGTTGTAGTTCAGGTTGTCAAAGAACCAGTTCTGGTTCATGTTGTTTGGGATTTCCTTCACAACACCGTTGTACATCAGGAATCGGTCAACTCCACACCAGTAGTACACGCCATCGTACTCAATGGCGCACTGGCTGGACATGATGGATGACTGGCTGCTGATGATGTCGTAACGCCAATATTGGGCAGGAGTTCCTGTCCCGCCGATGTAGGACACGCGAATTAGGCTGTCAACGCTCCAAAACAGGCCAGAAGGCGAGTTGGAGCCGCCCCTGACGGGTAAGCCTTGGACAATCTTTCCGGTCGCTACATTGGTCGCATTTGCGTCCGCAGACACCCAGTCGTTGGTGTTGCCTGCCGCGCAGTTTTGGATCAGGCCGTTGTTGCCGTACACAAACACATACGGGTGTAAGGACACAACCCCGCCAGAGACCGAGATGTTGTTGTTGAACGTGATCGTGGTTGCGCCAGAGCTTGCGGTTGCCGCATTTGAGATTGTCACCGCTTGGAATTGACCAAGGGTAAAAACAAGCCCAGTGGTTGTGCCTGCGGTGGTGACAATTGCTGGGCCTCCCGAAGTGGCCGACAAAGTAAAATCGGTTGCAAAGGTTGTCGTGGCTATGATGAAATAGGTTGTGGCGGTCGCAATGCCAGTTGCAGTGCCTGTCAACGTACCAGAAGTTCTTACCGTCTGACCAACAAACAACCCTGCGGTTGAGGTGCAGCTACATTGACCCCCTATCCCAGTAACGGCAACAGCGCCCAAGTTTGGCGCAGAAAGCGTTGAAGCGGTGACGGTAGTGCTTGCGGGGATGCCTGTGCCAGAAATAGATTGTCCAGCGCCAATCAAGGTGTTGGTGACAGCTAACGACATTGTGGTGGTGCTATTTAACACCATGCTGGCAGTAAACACGCCAATCTGGCTCATTGTCGAGCCAACAATGTCGCCTATCAAGACTGGGGTATTGACTGTGTTAGTGATGTCATAAAGATTTTGGCATGGGGAAGCAAGTAATGACTGAATTCCAGAACCAGCCACATCATAAAAACCATCAAACTGCCACAAGTTACTGTTTGAGGCAGTGAAGTTTGACAGCGTGTAGTTGGTAAATCCAGCGCCAACCCCGTTGTTGTCAACACCAAAGGACTGCAACCCATTGTTGTACCCGCTGTAGATGTAATTAGTACCGCTTTGTGCGTTTAGCCAAACACCACGCGAAGGGCCGGTCAACTGAGCAGACATGACCCTATACCCGCCAATTTTGCGAGGACGGCCACGCTGGAACCTAACCCATTGACCAGAGGTGTAAAAGTTTTTGTCAAAGACTGTTCCATCCCGCTGGATGCCGGGTTGCGTGCCAAGAGAAAAGACTTTTTGTCCCATTAGTATGTGCCGCCAAAAACTCCGCTGGTAAAGTTGCCAGTACCAGTAATTGACAGTCCTGTTGCCGTGAGGTCAAATCTTTGCGTTCCAAGGATAGAGATACCAAACTCACCAGATCCGGGACGGTAAATACCTGTTGAGGTCTCCGAGCCAAAGTTCAACGATGGGCCGCCAGCCGTTCCATCAATAAGCGACAAAGAATTAGCGCCTGCGGTAATGGTTGCCGCATTGAGCAAGTTGGTAGAGTCGCAAACAAGAATTACTTGTTGACTAGGGGTTATTACTGCCGAAGATGCCCCAGACACATTGGTGGTAAATGTGATCGTGTATCCCGGCCCGCCACCATTTGTCTGATTTGTGACGTAGTAGACCTGAATTGTTTGCGGCACCACAATGGTGACGTTGCCAGTCAAAATGCCTGTGTACTTCTGGATGGTGTTTGACGCCTCTGCGGCGGTCAATGTGTACGTTCCAGAGGTAACTGCCTTGGTCAACTGGCTGAAGTTGAATTGCGTGTTTTGACCAAGACCAACGGTGTAAAAAGCCGAGCCAGAACAGCAAATAATGCACGAGTCATCAGGCTGCAAAATGATGGAAGCAGCGCCATTAATCAGGTTACCACCCGATGGGGAAACGGTCAGCGTACCAGTGCCGCCGTTTCTAAGCAGCATGAACCAATTATTGCCAAGCGTGCCGACAGAGGAGAGCGTTAGGGTTCCAGCGCCGCCAGTCCAAACGTAGGATGTTGCCCTGTCAGTAGTAAGCGCCGTGTAGTTTGTTCCAAATGTTTGTACAGGGTGCGCAGTGTTGAGCGTGTTGGTGATTGCAAGCAGCCCATATCCAGCAAGCGTTGCGGCATCAGTATTGGATGAACCCAAACCAAACGCAATGATTCCCCAAGTGCCAGACTCAGTTGGATTTGCAGTGATGTAGATGTACTGCGCCTGACTGGGCTGCACAGTAACGATTACATGGGCACCAGAGTAGTCATAAACCGTAACTGCAAAGCTGCCAGTATTGCGGATTAAGGCATCCTGACCAACAGAGGCTTGGTTTGCTGGCGGCATATACAGGCCGTATGCAGCGGATGATGAACTAACCTGCATGATCCGAGCGGCCACACTGTCCGTAACGCTGCCATTGATGGGCCACTGCAACTGCGTATTTGCAGTCAGGGTAATTGAACGGAACGAAACGTCCGTTGGCTGGATTACTTGTCCAGTAAAAGGTGATGTAAAACTCATGTGTCCCTCACAATTGCTTGGCGGTCAGCTACGCGAATCACATTCTCGTTTTGCAATACAGCAATGATTTTGTCGTACTGGCCTTGCCACATGGGAATGCGCTCGTCGTTTTTCAGGAAAGGCATTGCTTGCAGCAACGAGCCATAAAGTAACGCCTGTGGGGCGTATTGGGTGAACCAGTTGGATTGGTTGGTCGAATCAAGGGGCTGGTTGCGCTCGTAGTACAAGACCTCGTAGCTGTACGCAGCCGCCGGGGTGGGCGCTATCAGCCAATGCTCGTAGTCGTAGTCGCAGAAGTACAGTGGAACGTCCGTTGAACTGGCGCTGGGCCAATACTCACGCAAGTATTCGTAGGTGCGCAGCAGGACGGGTTGGCGTTTACCGGCCACCGTCACGTTCATGGAGACCGTCTTGCGCCAACGCGCTGGCTTTGCAATGGTGGCCTCGCCCAGAACCATGTTGCTGCCCACCACCACCAAGTTGCCAAGGAATTTGATCTCGGAGGCAATAATTTGCTCCGCCAGCATGATGAACTGAGGAATTTTTGCCAGCGTGGCGGCGTCCGTCCGCTCCAAGTAGGACTGAATGTCTTCTACAAGGGAGTCATACGTCATTACCGAAGCGGTTGTCATCTGTTTTCCTTATCCGACATTGCGCTCGAAATGTGGGCAATCCACCAAGGACTTGAAATTCCCGCCCCAACGGTTTTTTGGGTGTAGCGACTCCCAATAGGTTCCCAAAGGCGCGAGGACGCCCTTGTCCCATATTATCTGCCCATCCTTGAAGAAATTCAAGTCAATCGCGCACCTCTTCAGGTGAATTGAATTAAGGGTCTTAGAGCGGCCTGTATTGACGTAAATGGCCTGTTGCTCTGGTGTGCGTGCTAACTCGCCTCCAGTGACCATAAAACCTTGTTCTGTGGCGTATTTGATGAGGGCGCAGGCATCCAGTAGGAATGCGGCTTGTTCTTGACTCAGGCTCATTCTTTGCCCCCTTTACGCATCTCCATGACCTTCTCAACGGTACGACCGCCAAAGTAAGCAGTCATCACCAACATACCCCATTGGCCCAGCAAATTGACGTAGGCTTCTTGAACTTGAATCCCTGCGGCGCTTAGACCAGCAAAAATCAAATAAGCGGTGAGGATGTACAGCAGAGTGCCGGGGCGTATATTCTTAGATAACCACGAGTCGGAAGCCATATCAGCCTTCCAACGGTCAGTGACGTTGTTGTCTTGGCTGGCTTGAGCCGCCAACAAGGCTTTGAGTTCTTCCTGCTCCAAACGGGCTTTCTCAATGCCGAGTTCAAGCAAGCGCTCTTCGTGGTCATATTGCAACTGGCGCAACTTGGCGACCTCAGCATCAGATGGATTGTCGGAAATCTTCACGCCAAGGGCGTTCTCGACAACTTCTTTGCCCTTTGCTTGAATCGCAGAAGACAAAAGACCCAAGCCGTTTGAAGCGAGGGTCGAGAGTAGGGAGGCTACGATTGGAATCATGTCAGTCCTTTCCAGTTACAGTTTTGAGTGATTTGCTCACTGGAACCTTCTCTTCCAAGATTGCAATGTGCATTCGGTTCTCTGCAATCTGGTCTCGGTTGCGTTGAATCTCTTTTTCAAGGTCTTGGCGCAATTTTTCACGGGCCAGTTCGGCTCCAGTGTTTGAAGCCTGCTTGTTATCTGATGTGACAACAAGCGAAATTTTGCTATTGAGGATGGTGACCTCATGCGCCAAGTTGGACAAGGCGCTCATCAGGTAGACGACGCAAGAAAATAACAGAGGAAGAAGAGCGAACGTAATCTTCTCAATGAGTTGACTTTTTGCTTCCATGCTATGAATTTTTTCCTCGCTCATAGTCCAAGCACCTTCTTGACAAACTCAGCAGCAACACCCGGCCCTAAAAGCACCGCCGCTATGACCACATACAAGAGGTACTCAATCCTGTTCATGCGCTTGGAGCCATCGTCAAAGCGTGCCTGTATGCCCTCATACCGCTGGGCGCAGATTGCCTCATGCACGCTTAGGCGCTTGTCGGTCTCCGTGGCAAGTTCGTGAACTGCTTCCATAATCAGTTTTCCTGTTCGGCAATCTCAATGTCTTTTGGCTTTGCGGCCTCTTGGATTGCCTGCACTAACTGGTACACCTCTTGGTAAGGACGAGTTCCAAGGTAGCCAAGGATTTGGTTTACGACTTCGACTGGGAGTGATAGTTTCATGATTTATCCGAACATAAGAAAGAATTTGCCGCCGCTGCCTGTGACTGCACCAGCGCTGAATATCCATCCCAACGACCCGTTGTTGGTTGAGTTGGCCCCTGCGTACCAAGTGCTTGACAGGTTGTACGCACGCACACCAGTGATGGCTAAGTAATCAGGCGTTGTGACCGTACCGCTTGACAGGATCAACGTGCCGGGGCTAGATGCCGATGTGCCTTGGATTGTCAGCACCTTGCCGACTGTGCCTGTGCCGGTGAATTGAGTCACCGTCTGGGTTGTTGTGTCAATGGTGATGTTGGTTGCGGCTGTCGCACTGTAGGTGTTGGTGATGTTCTTAAAGGTGTTGTTGCCGGAGATCGTCAACGCACCAGCACCGCCTTGGTTCAGGGTGATGCCTGAGTAGGAGATGCCGCCGCCAGCAAAGGTCTTGGCAGATGCGCTAGTCAGGCTGATTGTGCCTGTGCCTGTGACTGTAAGGTTTGTTGAGTTTGTGGCAACAAATCCACTTGTCCCTGCAATCAACAAAGTTCCAGAACCAAGGGCAACTGTTCGGACGTTTGAGTAAGAAGATGCAAAACTAGAGTTTGCCCCTGAAAGGGTTACGTTGTAAGTGTTTGCGTTAAACGTGCCTCTTACAACATCAACAGCCCCTCCAATGTTTCTGCTAGTCTCAAATGCGTCTTGCAGTGTTACAGACCCTCCGGGCGTATCTATGGAAAACGGCTGAGTAAACGTCCTGCCTGCGCTTGTAATTGTCTGACTGCCGCGCCCTGAAAAGTTCAAATACCCCGTACCCGTCAGCGTAGTGCCAGTACCGTTGATCCAGTTGCCGTAGATCGTAGGTGTAGTTGTTCCTGTAGCCAGCGTCATCGTGTTGCTGGTACGGGCAGACATATCAATCGTGCCGATGTTGTAATTGGCGTTGACCGTTACTGTGTTGCCGCTAGACAAACCAGTTGCTTCAAAGAGGCAGGTATCTTGTGCAAGCGGGAAGTTGTTTACCGCTGGCGCACCACCGCTAGTAGCCGCCCAACCAATCGCGCTCCAGTTGCCACCAGCAGCAAGGTTCCAGTACCGAGTAACCCCTGCACCAAACGTAATCCCGCTGTTGCCTTTAGCGTCACCCAAGCGAGTACCAGATACAGGAGCAGCAGCACCAGCAATAGTGATGTCACGGAAGTCAGCGTCTGTTCCTGAGAAAGCAGCACAGGTCAATGTGCGTGTTGTGCCTATGGTGTCTGAACGCAAGAATTGACGCATTGTTGCGTTGGTTCCTGCGGAGAGCGTTAGAGTACCGTTGATGGTTTGGTTGTCGCCCATGACGGCATTTTTTAATCCAGCGGATGTGATGCCAGTCAACGACAGGTTGTTGAAGGTGTTGCCATTACCACCACCCCCATATATTGATATCGTACCTGCAATAGTGCTAGTAAAACTTACGTTATAAAAAGTTTGGTTGTTTCCAAAAAGTATTGGGCTAGAGGAAGATAGATTTATTTGAGATGTACTTGCGGTGCAAGTTAAATTAGCGCGATTTGTTTCAACGGTTCCAAAATTAATTGGGGTAGTACCGGAAATAGTTGTTGTTCCTGTTCCAAAATTTATGGTTCTTAAATTTACATTGTTTGAACTTATACCTGCTGTTGTTAAATTATAAGTAGCAAGACTAAATGAACCATTTGTCACAGTTAATGTTGACGATCCTATGTCCAATGCACTGCCAAGCGTCCAACCACAACCAACACCGTTAACCGTAGTAGCGGAAGCCAGCGTCACACCATTAGTCGTTAGCGTCCTGCCTGTACTAGAACCAGTCAGCGTAATTGTTCCGGTGTAGGAGTTTGTAATACCCGTAGCAGCCAAACTCACATCGCCGTGGATAGCCAATGGCGCAGTGCCAGCAAAAGTCACGTTACCCACAGCAGGGCCAGCCATCGTCAATGCAGCACAACGAAGCTGCGTGGCTGTGCAAGTGACCGTGTACGCCGTGGCGTTGGATAGCGAGTCAAATATCACTGCATCCGCAGATGTAGGAACCGATGCAGGGCCAGCACCACCAGAGGTTGTTGCCCAGTTGGTTGTGGTCGTTGCGTCCCATGTGCCTGTGCCACCACGCCAGTAGCGCGTTGTAGCGGTAGGAGCAGCGGTAAGGATAAATCCCGTGCCACCGGTAGAGTTAGCGCCAGCATAAAACTCGCCGGGGGACGTACCTGACATAGCTGCGGTGCCAAGAGCAAGGTAGTCTACGCCGGATACCCGCGCACCAGCAATCGTAAATGTTGCCGCTCCCGTAACTGTGACTACGTTGCCTACCGTGCCGGTAACTGTCCACGCGCCATAGGTTACTGATGTAGCAAAGAATGAAATTGTGTGGGCAACAGTTTTAGTAGACGCAAGTTCTGTGAATTGACCGCCACCTGAAATATCTAGTGTTGATATGCCAGTTGCCCCGCCAATCGTAAGTTTGTTATAGGAAAGCCCGTTAGCATTAAAAGTTCGTGCTGAAGTGCTAGTGTCAGAAAGAACAATATTAGCTGTGCCTTTATAAAAGGCCAAAGTTGCGCTGGCTGTCCAAACAGTTCCTACTCCAGATAGTGTCCATGTGCCACTACCCATCTTTAAGGTTGCGGAAGTTGCATTTGCAGAAAATAAACCCGTAGTCACGTTGTACGTCACAGCATCAAACGTGCCGCTGGTCAGGGTCAGGGTTCGTGTAGCGCCAACCGTTAGAGCATCAGCAAGTTGTACAGTGCCTGTTACGGAGTCAATTGTTATTGGGCATCCAAAAGTTATTGCATTACTCGTAATGGTTTGAGTGCTACGTCCACCAAATGTAATAGTTCCCGTTGTACTTGAGGATGTAACGCCTGTACCAAACAACCAATTACCATAAACAGATGGCGTATTGGTGCTAGTTGTCAACGTCATTGCACTTGTTCGTGCAGAAGCGTTAAACGTACCGATGTTCCACGCGGCGTCAATTGTGATTGTTCCTGTCACACTACCCGTGTTGTCAAACACCGCAGTGTCTTGCGCTAACGGAAACTGATTGATGTCAGGCGTTCCACCAGAAGCAGGACACCAACCCGTAGCGCTCCAGTTCTGAGCGCCAGCAAGGTTCCAGTACACCGTCTTAGCAACAGGGAACGTGATGCTTGTGTTGCCACCGCAGTCCCCCGCCCTTGTTGGCGATGATCCTGCCGCAGCACCAGCAAGCGTGATGTCGCGGAAGTCGCAGTCGGTAGCGGAGAGAGTGCCAACAGTTAGAGTGCGGGCAGTTCCTATAACGCTAGAGCGGACAAAAATGCGGCGTACTGCTGTGGCTCCAGCAACGGTGAGGGTTCCGGTGATGGTTTGGTTCGCCCCGAATCTACAGCCAATAAAACCAGCAGAGGCGGGGGCTGTAAAGGTTAAATTATTAAAAACATTAGCCCCAGTTATATCGCATGTCCCGGCTGTTGTCCCTGTAAATGTTGCGTTATAAAAAGTAGCTCCGTTCCCAATAATAGAAGCCACCGCAGATATATTTATTTGAGATGTTCCAGAATTAAAAGTTAAAATTGGGTTTACAAAATTGATTGGAGTAGAACCGCTAAAAGTTAATGTGCTTGACCCAAGGCTAATTGCCGCAACTGTAGAACTAGAGGCTTGAATACCAAGAGCGGTAACATTGAAATTTTTAGTGTCAAACGTGCCGTTGGTGACGGTCAACGTAGTTGTGCCAATGTTTAGTGCATCAGCAAGTTGAACTGTGCCGCCATAAGAATCAACAGTTAGCGCCTGTGTAAATGTTTTTGCAGCACTGGTAATTGTTTGCGTATTGCGACCTGAGTAAGTAAGTGCGGCTGTGCCAGATAGAGTTGTACCAGAACCATTTGTCCAATTACCATAAATAGTGAATGCGGTTGTAGCCAACGTCATTGCGCTAGTGCGACCAGACATATCTACCGTGCCCGTATAGGGGATGGAGGCATTCATTGTGATCGTGCCAGTCACCGAGCCAGCATTGGTGAATGTTGCAGTGTCTTGCGCTAATGGAAAGTTGTCTGTTGATGGCGTACCTGTTGATGTGGTTGCCCAGCCTGTTGCAGACCAGTTTTGCGCCCCAGCAAGGTTCCAATACACCGTCTTGGCTGCATCAAAAGTAATTCCGGAGCAACCAGCCAAGTTGCCGATGCGTGTGCCAGAGATAGGCGCAGAAGTGCCAATGACGTAGATGTCGCGGAAGTCTGCATCAGTCAGGCTTGGTGCGCTGTTGATGGTGAGGGTTTGGGCAATGCCGTATGTGACTCCACGGAACCATACTCGGCGGTTACCTGCTGTGCCTGTGGTGGACAGTGTGCCGTTGATTGTTTGGCGAGAGTCAAAAGTAACTTGCGTTACGCCAGCCGATGCTGGTGCAGTCACAGTCAAATTGTTAAACGTGTTTGCACCAGAAATGGGTTTTGTTTGTGCGGCTGTTCCTGTAAAAGATACGTTGTAAAAAGTTACACCAATACCCAAATTTGACCCACCATCAATCGAAACAACACCGCCCGAACCAATAATTGAGGAAGTTCCTGCATTAAAAGTTAAATTTGTGTTGGTGGTAAAAGAAACTATTGTTGTGCTTGCAGTCAACGTCACCGTACTGCTACCCAGATTGATCGTGCGGGTGTTGCTGTTGCTGGACGACAGGGATGTCGCAGTGACGTTGTAGTTGTTGGTGGTGAAGGTTCCTTGGGTTAACGTGATAGCACCAGACAAAGTAAGCGTTCCACCAAGACTCAATGTTGCAGTGGCAGCGTTAATCGTGACCGAAATTACAGATACGTTGTAGTTTGTGGTTACTGTAAAACTACTGTCAATAGTTACATCGTCGGCAGCGCCGGGAACAGACGCACCACTAGCGCCACCAGATGTGGCAGACCAGTTTGTCGTAGTGGTCGCGTCCCAAGTACCTGTACCGCCAACCCAAAAACGTGCAGCCATGCTTTACTCCTGTGGAGTTTCAGCGGGAGGTGCAGTTACCACGGCAATCCAGTTGTCCACACGTTGCTGCTTCATCGCTTGGATTTCAGCATCGGTAAGCGTGTGGTCATCCGGTAGATGCAAGGCATCAGCAAACTTGCCGTGGGCGGTTTCAAATTCAAAGTCGATCTTCATGTCATGCTCCTTATGCTTGAGTCGCTACAGCGACCACATCCCAACGAGTGTTTGTGCTGTTGTAGATGCAGCCAACGTAAACCATTTTATTCGCGGTAGTGGTGGTGGGCAGCGTTACGCCAATGACGGTGTAGGTGGCGTTCCAAGAGATGGTCTGGGCAGTGCCGTTGTCCAAGATGCGGATCGTCAGCCTGTTGCCGTCCACTGGGGTGCCTGTGGGCGCTGCCACCGTCAATCCTACCGCCTGAGCGGTCAGGTTGTACTGGTCAAAGGATGATATGTCTGGCGTCAGTGTGGCAGTTGATGCGGAGCTAGAAGTCCGTGGATCAATGCGTTTGTTGGTCAATGTTGCAGTCCCGCTGCCAGTTGGAAAGCCGCTTGCTGTGTTTGTGTTGTTGCCAAGGGCCGTGACAACGCCAGTGCCTGTAGTGGTCGTTGCAGGAGCAACCCCAGCGCCACCACCCAAGACGATCGCACTAGCCGCCAATACGGCAGAGGTAGCCCAAGCCGTTCCGCTGGTAAAGTAAGGAATACCTCCGCTTGTTCCGGCCACGGTCAGGGCCAAGGTGCCGCTTGTGGTGATTGGAGAGCCGCCAACAGAAATAATGCCGCCAGTGAACGACTGGGCCACCGATGAGACGGTTGCGGAAGATGAAGTATTGGATGCCAGCAGCTTTACAACGCCTGAACTGTTTTTGAAGTACAGCTTCTCGTCTAGGGTGTTTAAGGCAAGTTCGCCTGCGACCAAATTGCCAGCAAGCGGAGCAGTAGCAGCCGTGGTGCTGTAGTACAGCGATATGGGGGTGTAACCAGTTGCAGCCATTTTTTCTTCCTCAGAAAGTGCCACCAGTAACGCCTGCGGTCAGGGCATTATTGGTGTAATTGTAGGTCAATAAGGTGTTTGTTGTAGTGGGTTGATTGCCTGTGGCACTGGCAGAAAAATGAAGATAATTTGTTGCCCCAGTGCCCGCCGTAAGAGCCACGTTGGTGGCGTTTGTTGCAGTACCAGCAGTCGCCGCATTCAGGTTGGCTACCTGCGTAGTGGAGGCCACAGTAAATGGTGCCGTACCAGTTGCCAAGGTTGAGGTAATAACACCAGTGGCCGATACCGTGGTAAATGCGCCTGTGCTGGCCGTAGTAGCGCCGACCGTGCCATTGATGTTGATTGAAGCCGTGCCAGTCAGGTTGGTGACCGTGCCACTGCTTGGAGTACCCAGAACGCCGCCATTGACCAATACAGATCCTGCGGTGCCTACCGCAATAGCTAAAGCAGTTGCAACCCCAGTACCTAGACCAGTGATAGAGCCTACCGCTGGCGTAATCGTGGTGTTGCCTGCCAAGGTAAGCTGGCCCTGTGCATTGACCGTAAAGGTTCCCACCGCCGTGGCCGAACCATATGCGCCAGCGGTAACCGCTGTATTGGTTATGCTGAACTGCGTGCCAGTAAGGGTTAATCCTGTGCCCGCCGTGTAGGTTCCCGCGCCAGAGAACTGCGTCCAAGAGATTGGACTTGTGCCAACCGTGGTCACTGGTAGGGTCTGCACCCAGCCTGTGTTGGCGTAGAGCGTACCGCTGGTGACAAACGTAAAGTCGCCGCTGGCAATCTCAACATTGGTGTCAAAGTCAGTAGCGCGGGTAAGAACCGTGCCGCCAGTGGCCCATGTGTAGATGCCGTTGTTGGCAGACGTAACTTCGTTCTTGATGAGCAAACGGTCGCCATTGACCAGCGTGTAACCATCCAAGACGGTCAAAGCAACCGACAGGGTAAGGGTTGCCCCGACCCCTGAAGCGCCATTGTTGTAAGTTACCGTGCCGCCAGTGATTGAGGCAAGGGTTGCTGGAGTGGCAGCACTACAAGATGCATGGACATTTAGACTCTGGGCTACTGCGTCCACATACTGTTTGGTGGCAAGCTGCAACGCCGATACGGGGTCTTGGGTAACGGCCACCGAAGTCAGTCCGCCAAGAGTCAAAGATGAGCCGCCAAGCGATATGGCGGTTGTTCCTACGGTCAAAGAGCTATTGGTCAGTGAGGCATTGGCTATGTTGGAAAGCGTGTTATTTGCCCCGCTGATGGTCTTGTTGGTCAGCGTCTGGCTACCCGTCAGCGTTGCCACGGTGCTGTCTATGGCAATGGTCACCGCAGCAGACCCGTTGTAGCTTGTGCCAGACAGCCCAGTGCCAATGGTCAAAGCGTTGGAGGCTGTGGCCGTCACGGTGACTGAACCACCCAAACTCACCGATGAGCCGTTGATGGTGATTGCGCTGTTGGTCAGGCCAGCATTGGGGATTGTGGTGGCCGCAGTCATCACGCCAGTGCCGTTGCCGTACACATAGCCCGTCAATGTTGCTGCGCCAGTGCCTCCGTTTGAGGCATTTAGAACTCCACCCAATACAATTGGCCCACTTGTTGGAATAGAGGGAGTAAAACCAGTTGATCCCGCGCTGAAACTATTGACAACGCCACCACCAATCGTACTAAAAACTGTCCAAGATCCGTTGTTGTACCCCTCGTAGGCCAACAAATCCACGTTGTATCGGATTTGTCCGTTTGATCCAAGAGGCTGCTGTGCGTTGGTTCCAACAGGAACGGTAACTGCACCAGTTCCGGGAAGTATTGGGTTGTCAGCAATTGCAATCGTTGGGTTGGCTAAAGCTCCGTTGCCGTCTGCAACAGAAATCTGATCCGATGTGCCAATAATGTTGCGCCCAGCAACGGCAGTGCCCGTAGAGTTAAGCGCAAGCATTCCCGTGCCGCTCAGGTCAGCAATGGATTGCGCCAGACCAGACAAAGCCAATGTAGGGTTTCCACTAACGCCATTTGCATTAGAAACACTCAATCCATTGCCAGAAACAACTATCGAGCGTGCAACGACCGTTGAACCAGAGGTCTTCACAATCAGGCCAGTGGAGGCTGTTTCCAAGCTGCCAGAAGCGCCATTGAGGCTTAATCGGTAGAAGGACTGTGCGCCGCCATCAGTAAGGCCCAAACCAGTGCCGGTGGAGAAGTACCTGCTGTTTGGCAGGGTTGGCTCTTGATTGATGGTCAGGAAGGTTTGAGTTTGGCTTGGAGAGGCCGCGATCGCAGCCGTGGTGGTTCGTACCGTTACCCCGTTCTGGACGATGGGGACGGCCTCAGTACCAGTAATAGCACCAGCGGCAGGCAATTGGGTAATAACAACTTGTGCGGACATTATGTACTCGTTGGTGGGTTGGGGGCTATGGTATCCAAATTCCCATTGTTTTGAGGCGTCTGGGTGTTGCCCTCGGTGGAGATTTGGAACTGGCTTGAACCATCAAGGTTTTGACTTCCCGTCATCAGGTAGTTGTCATTTGCCGCTATCGGCAGGTCTGGCCGAGGAAAGCGGATTGTGATGCGCTCGGTCTTGCGGGCGGCAAGCCTATAGGGATCAAGCTGGTCAGCGCATCCTTCATTGCACACCCGCAGGCCGGGGAAGTTTGGGTCGTTCCTCATAACCGCATGGGGGCGCTTCATCTTGCAACGGTCGCAAATTGCGATTGCAATGTCTGAATAACCGAGGGTGTCCAGAAAGACTGGCATGATTACCTCGTGTAAACGCTGATATTTGGCGCAAAGTAGATTGGAGACTTGTCGCGCTCTTCCTCTTCGGCTTGCGATAGGTACTTGGCAGCTTGCGCCTCAAGATAAACAACGCGGTTCAAGTCCACACCGGGCAATTCCAGCCCCATTTGGTGGGCCAGCATACTCACCACGGCCATGTACCAGCGCTGTGGCACCTCTAACTCGCCATACAGGTCACCAACGTCCATGATCTGACGCGAGTACCAAATGGTCATCTGGTAAAAAGCGTTTTGAGGCGTCGGCCACAGCACAATCTCGCTTTGAGGGATCGTGCGGTTGAACCAAAACTGGAACGGCTGGTTGGCTGTGAAGTTCTTGTTGGGCAGGTTGGTGTAGTCGTCGCGGTTTAAGCGCGACATGGTGATCTCGGTGGAGTTATTGCCCAAGTACCACTCACGCAAGCTCAATGTGGTGCCGTTGTAGGCTCGAATGCGGTAGTACGGCACAGTCTGGCCGTTATCAATGTCCGTCCAAACCCATTCATTGTTGGTCACCGTGATTGTGCCAAGGTCAACCAGCGTCTTCCAAGTGGTGTTGTCCTGAGAGTATTCGTAAATGATCGACCAAGTGCCCGATGCCGCAGGAAGAAAGCCAATTGATCCTATGAAAATGGGATTTGATGGGCCGTAATTGACCGCAATGTTGCCATTTGCCGATGTCTGGGTGCATATCGTGTCCACATCACCGTCATAGACGTTACCCAAGGTGCCGCCAGCAGAAGACGTATACGCGCCGCTTGGGCGCTCCATCCAGCGATACAAGGCGTTTAGAACGTCATTGCCGCCAACAGGCAGCAGGTATGTTGCTCGGTCAGGAGAGAAGCCGTAAACCTTCTTGTCGATGGCCCAATATTGGATGCCAATGTTGATCAGGTTGGACAGCAGGAAGAACAGCGACTCACGGGCCGACAGAACCTGCTCGGAAGTCAACTCCTCGGCCAGCTTGCCGCACCGACGAGCGCCGTGGTCAATCAGGGTTTGGACTGTGATTACCGTTGTCCCAACCGTTCCAGAGTAGGCCATGTGTTTTCCTTTACCAACCGGGACAATTCCATCGCTGCATTGAAGCCCTTGAACGGCTTCCCTTTTCGCTTTTCTCAGCTACTGGCCCCATTCGGGCGCAGAATGAATCGCGTCTTGAGCCACCCTTTGGCTGTGGCGCTTTAAGGTGAGATCCGGTCTCTCTATTGTATTTCTCTCGGCCTTTTTGCGTAAGCCCTGCACCACGGTCAACGGACAATTTTTCTCCGCGACCAACGGCAAGGCTTACATTCTTCTTGCTCATTTTACTTTGGCGGTCTTTGCAGACTGCTTGAAGTCTTGAGCAGTTGGCGCACCTTTGCTGCCAACTCGGCGCATCTTTTCGCCAGAGCCTTCGGCAATCCGCTCACGTTTTGCATTGATGTTGGCATACAGACCACCCCCTTTAAATTTTTTACCCTCGTCAGCATTGGCAAATTCTTTGCCGACTTTTGCGGGGATGCCGACCTTCTTGGCGAACGCAGGATTGTGCGCTACCGCCTCCATCAAACGATGTTGAGCAGGTGACTTGCTTGGCATGATCAACCTAACGGATTTACATAGTGTTTGACCATCTCCAGCACCACCGTGTAGGTGTCGCCAGCGCTTGCATCAAGCGTGGTGAACGTGATTGCGCCGTCAACACCAGTACCGGCGTTGTTGGTCAGGCCACCAATATTTTCAAAGTCTTGCTGGTATGAATTGTTCTGGGGGATCGTTTCGATGACCACAGGCGTGCTTGCCTTCCACTTCAACTGCACTTCCATGCCGTGAGTTAAAGCGGTGATTTTTGTGATCGTCACGCGATCGCAAGCGCCACCAGCATTGGATGAAGACAGCGTCGCAGGGTTGACTTTGACGACGTTGGTCTCACCAGTGCCATCGCTGGTGTTTGTGAATTTCATAATTGCCTTACGCTCACCATCAAAGAGCGTTTGGCTTCCAACTGCATCAGCCATAAAAATCTCCAAAGAAAGCAGGGGCCGAAGCCCCCACTTGTTTTCAACAGGCGCGTCCGCCTTTTTTCATTGGCGCAACAGTAACCGACTCTTTCGACTTGGTTACGCTTTTTGGGTTCACAAAACCACGGCCAGCACCAGCTTCCTTCTTGCCTGCAAACAGGCTGTCCATGAAACTATGCGCCTTCTTCGCAAACCCCATACCCATCGGAGGCTCATTGAGTGTGTCATCGTAGGCACCTTTTGACAGGTCTACATCACCACCATCTTTGAGCTTCATCTTGCTGGCAACCCGGCCACCACGCTTGTAGGTTCCAGCAAGTTCATTGATGGCTACAGGCTTGGAGGCGGGTTTACGGCCTTGTGGCATTGCCACGGCAGAACCAGTGCTATTAACACTGCCCCCCGTGGCGAAATGCTTTTTTGCTTCACCGCCTTTTTTGTAGCCGCCGCCATTTGACTTAGCAACGCCACCCGTTGCATATCCGCCTTGGCCTTCAACTACACCGCCAGTTGCAAAACCACCTTGGCCGTTTACAACGCCGCCAGTAGCCATCTTGCCGCCTTTTTTCAGCTTCAGATTGGTGCCCTTGCCGCCCTTATGCTCTTGCATATCGTGCTGCTTGAACGCCTTCTTGATCATGGCCTTGTCTTGGCCCATGTCAGCCTTGCCGCCTTCTTTCATGCGACTTGCTGCCATGCCAATAGGAGCCGCTGGGCCAGAACCCATCATCTTCATAGCGCGGCGACGAGCGGCCAACGAGGGGGCCAAGGGAGCTTTCGCACCCATTGGGCCGCCACGAGCAGGCATTGCAGGGGGCATTGCAGGAGGCATAGCGGCAGGAGGGGCCATCATCCCGCCATCAGCCTTCTTCACCATGCCGCCTTTTTTGAGCTTCAGTTCGACTGAAGGCTCAGTGGTCTCCATCTTCACCATCGGTTTAAATTGTCCCATGTCGCTCTCCTTTAGGCTTGAGTTACACCGAGAGCGCCAACGCGGGTAGCGTTAGGGCCGACAGCAATGGCTGGCAACAAAATTCCCATCGTTGTACGAACGATACCGTCCGATGCAGTTGCTGGGGTGTATGTACCACGAACGTCGCCAGTGGTGGTGGTTGCAGTCTGAGTTGCGGCGGCTACAAAAGTTCCAGTGTCTTGCGCAAGTGTGTTATTGCTCTTGACGCTTGCAATGTAGGAAAAATTGAACACGCGAACCGGCAGACCCAGAACATCGCTTGTGCCAACCACAACAGCAGTTGCAGAGCCAGCAATCGTCACGCCAGTGATTTGGTAGAACGCCTTCAAACCAGTCACGGCAGTAGCGGCAATTGCCACGGTGATAACTTCACTCATTGCCTGTCCGTAGTAGTCGTAACCACTGACAGTGAAAGCACGAGCAGTTGTTGAGCAGTTCACCTTGACAGCGCGAGGGCAGTCAAGTTGCAACACGGTAACGCCATCATTGCGAACAACAGACTTAACCGAAGTACCAGCGGTCAAAGTGACAGCACCAGCGGCGGCGGCAGTTTGCGATGCGGCAATGTTGTTGGTCACAGCGGCTTGAGGAACGATGTCCCAAACGTAGATGCGACCTAATGGGCCAACACCCAAGTCCATGGGAGAAGGGTTGTCAAGCGGCACATTCGTGTGCGCAGTAATTGTGGTGCTGGATGCGGTAGACGAGGCGCTTACTGTGTAAGTACCTGTGCCACCAGTACCAGTGCCAAATGCGGTAATGTAGCTACCGTCGGTCACACTAGCGCCGTCAATGTACATACCAAGCACGATTGGTGAGCCAGTCAACATTGCGGTGACGGTCAGCGTGGTTGTTGCAATTGAGCCAGTAAAGGTTGAGGTGTAGGGGCGCAGACCCGTGCCCATGTAAGTTTGGGCCGGGCCTAAGAATAGATCATCAGAATATTGAGGCATCGTCTTCTCCTTGAAAAGTTTGACGAGTTAAAAAACAAAAAGGGCTGGCTTTTTACACCAGCCCTTGGTACTTTACACGCCGGGTGTACCGTACATTGCACGCGGATCAGTGAATCCGGGGATGTAACGCTCTGTTGCCTTGTAGCGCATAGAGTCGGTCTCAAAATCACCTTCCATGGTTTTTTCGAGCTTACGACGCATCATGAGCTTCATGCCTTCAGGAGCATCAGTCTGCACAAAGAACGCGGTAGCGCTTGTCAAGCGGCTGATAACAGCAGCGCCTTCGTCCAGCAAGCCAATAGACTTGACAGGGTTCAGGTCGTTGTTTGCTGTACCAGAACGCAGGACGCTCTTCAACAGAACTTCGGCTTGGAAGACGTTACCGGGGGCCACCACCAATTGGCGGGGCACCAGACGAATCTTCTTGCCGTTGTTATCCACAGCTTGGCGGATCTGAATCAGCATCTGCTCCAGAGAAGTCTGGCTCAGATTAGCGGCGGTAGACAACTGGTTGCTGAACGTGCCGTTCACGATGGGATGGGATGTGTTAATCAAAGACACGCCATCGCCGCCGGGGTAGGCGCTGTTGAAAGCACGATTGATGATGTTCGCGCACAGAGTCTCTTTGGTCTCGATGAGAGACTGAGCCAAGTGACGAGCATAAACCTGACCGATGCGGATGTGGTCGCCATCTTCAACCAACACTTTGGTCAACGCGAAGGCCAAGCCATACACGTTGTACACATAGCGTTGCAAGAAGAGTACGCCGCCCTGCTGGTACGAAACAGGAGTTCCGTCAGGCAGTTGAGGCGCTGCGCCAAATCCATAAAGGACAGGCTCTTCGTGGTAGTTGCGGGGAATACCGTCTTGCTCACGGAAAACCCGTGACCATTCGTCGGTACGTTGATCATAGACTCCATCGAAGCACTCGTTCATAATTGGTTCAACGATGCTTCTAAAGTCCGTACTGCGCATTGGTGCTGCCATGATTGGACTCCTTAAATGGCGTTAATGGTTGCGACGTATTGGCTGCGAGAGACTTGTACTTGCACAACTGTGTAAGCATCGCCCCAAGCGTTGTCAACGCCGTTTGAAAGACCGATGATACGCATATCACCGACCGCGCTCGAACCCGCCAAAGTAGTGGAGATCGTGCATTGCGACAAGCCCGTGGTCGTAGAACCAGCGGAGATGTTGCTAAAGTTTGCTTGATCGCCAATTGAGGTTTGAGCCAAACTACCGTCTGCTTGAATGTCGTAAACGATATTCGGGTCAGAGTAGTAGTAAGTCACTTGAGAGCCAGTTTGGTAGGAGGTGTTAGCCACCCACTGATTGCTGACCAAACGACGACCAGTAACATCGGTGTACTCATGACCAGCAAAAGCGCCTTGGTAGGCGCTGCCAGCAGTAGCAGCAATGATGTTTCCAGACGTATTAAGGGCAACAGGTTGACCCTTCAGAATTCCGGTTGAATAACCAGAAGCAATACCGTTAGCGAGAGCCACAGCGCGATCCAGACCCGATGGGTGGAACGAAGGACGCAAGCCGAACGGAGCATTTGTCGCTGACATATGAAACTCCTTTTGTTAAGTCCTCATCCGTAAAATACGGGTGTTTGGACGGTTCGGTTCAAATTGCCAAAGCCTTCACCTTCAACACTTCCCAGACTCTTGCCTGAGCTATCGCGGTTTCCTTGAAGCTGCTCAATTTGGACTTGGACTTTGTCCGCCTCCTCCATGGGTGCCTCATGGTGCATTTGAATCATGACCTCTTGATAAACGTCCATTGGAAGTTTATACAGACGCATTTCATTGCACGCGATAAAACCTATGTCTTCTCCAGCCTTTACGCGGTAATTGTCGAATCCGGGTAACTCATCCGCTCTCACGGGAACATACCCTAATCGCATCCGCTTGTCGATGCTGTCGTAGCCATTGGTAGTTGATAACCAGCAAAGATGCCATCCCGGAATATCCGGAACCTTCGGCAGCGCACTTTGTGTCCATTCATCGCTCCACATCTTGCGACGTTCCTGCGTAGAAATGAACTTCTCTTCGGGAGCGGCGCGGCTTGCATCTTGTGAAGATCTTTGCTCACGGCCACCAGCGTTGAGAGTTTTTTTAAGACGAGAATCCATAATGTTTAGCTCCTATTGTTTCGTGCTGCTTCTGCATACCGTTTGATCATCTTCGCGCGTTTTTGTGCGTCATCCCACATACCAGCGTCTTTCATTGCGCGAACCTGTTCGGGTTCAAGAACAAAAGAATTGCCGCTACCACGAGGTGACGACTCACGAGAAGAGCCGGTCACTAAACTTTTAGGTCTCCTTCTGGATTGTTCATCATGACGATCATTATACTTATGAGGGAGCCGCCTTTGCAAGCGGCTGTCAAGCTCCTCCCAATACTCGTTCGTGGCGGGGTCATACCCCTCCTGAACCAATCGGTTGTCGATCACTTTGGCGATCTGGGAGTCCTCATCCTTGCCGTCTGGGTCGTACCAGCCGTTGTTTTCCATCCAGCTATTTGCCAGACGTTGTAACTTGGGGTTAACCGCCCCAGCCTCAGATCCGCTCTCGGCAGCCCGCGACTTGAAGTTTTGCATGGATTCCAGCTTGCGCTTGGAGTCGTACCAAAGCTCCTGCGCCCTAGCAAAAGAGGTGCCGTCAGCGTTGTCCGTAGCCTCTTTGAGCTTGGCCGTGGCGTATTGCAGGCGTAGCTGCTCATCCTCAATTGCCTTGTCAAATCGGGCCAAGTCGGCACCTGATTGTTTGCGCTCCAGCACGGATAGGCGCTCCACAAGCTGCTGGTTCTGGCGTTCCAGTAGCGTCAGCTTGGCGTCCTTCTCAACGTGGGTTTGTTTGATGTACTCCTTCTTGGCTCGGCGTCGGTTGCGACGGGCCTCTCGGATTGCATTGGTGTCACCCGGTTGATCGTTGTCGCCGTCATCGGAGGCGGAGATTTCACCGCCCTCGTTGTGGGGCGACTCAATGTGATCGGGTAGCTCTACCGTGGCAGAGCCGTCTTGTTCTTCAACGACTGCGATGTCGTCAATGTCTTCTTTGGTTTCTTTGTTCATTAGATAAACGCTTTCATAGCAAGTGGGTCACCAGTTAGCTTTGCGATCACCTCGTGATCGTTTAGCACCATGAATAAAGCTGGGTCTTCGTGGTCATCAGCGCCCGGAATAGGCACCTCCCAACGATCTCCGCCCCATTTGGGTACGCGGATGTATTCGCCAACCTCAATCCACGACCCTTCGGGCCACGGTTGCATGGTGTCGCGGTGTTTGAACGCCAGTGGGCCGATCTCTATGACCTTTGCCACCATGTTCTGCCACTTTTCGGTTTCTTTGGTTTCTTCAACCAATATGATTCCCGCGCTAGTTGTCTTCTGCTTTGCACGACGGAGTTGCACCAAGATGCGTCCGCCAAGGGGTTTTGCGCCGGGGTCTACGCTCGGAAAAGCCCAAGCTACGTCAGCTTCGTTAAAAGCTACCGGGTCATTCATTTTCATCTGTTTCTTTCATTAAGTCGTTAAGGATGTCAAGGGATTCTTGCAATCCAAAATAATGCCCAACCATGCGTTGATAAGTCTCCCAGTTCGCCGCATTTCCAGCAGCAAGGGACGCAGCTATTGCTACCTGCTTAGACTTAATCCCGCCGATCAGATCGCCAAGGGTTTTCATTTTTTCTTAGCCTGTGATAAGCCTCCTGACTGTTTGGTTGGCGCGGAACCCTTCATGCTCTGGCCGTCGAGCTTCTCGCCCATAGCCATGCGCTTGTGCTGGGGAACCTGCACACTCTTTTGCTCTTGATCACTGGTTGCCATAAGGTACTCCTTGGGTTTGTACAGCTTGGTTCTGCTCAAAATTGAGCTTTGCCGCATCTCGCGTTAAGCGTGCTGTCTCGATGCGTTGTTTGGTCTCTTGGTCGCCCTCGGCGATGGCAAGGCGTAGCTGCAAGTCTTCCATGTCCAACTGGCGCTGCTGCTCCAGCTTCCTCATGTCCATCTCGACCTTGGCCTGCAACTCCTTCTCCTTGAGTCCCATCTCCGCTTGGTCGCGCTGGGTGCGGCGCTGCGTCTCGGCCATGCTGGTGTCCAGCAACACCTTGGTGTCTGGTGCCATCGGGGGCTGGGGCTGGGACTGCTGCAACTGCTGCATCATCTGCTGGATCATCGGCATGACCTTTTGCAATGCCTCGTCGCTGTCCATGCGAACGTGCTGCGATACCGCCGAGAACAGCTTGTCGATCTTGGCTGGCTGCTTTGCCATCTCGTAGTCTTCCGTAGCGCCTTCCATCGACATATCCACATAGCCGTTCATGCGGTTCAAGTACCACAAGGTCAAGTGCTGCTTGATGTGATCCATTGCCCGTGGCAGGTAGGTAGGCGCAATGGCGGGGTTTGCACCCAGCGCAGGGTTGGTAGCGAAGTCCAAGATGACTTGGATGTGGGCAAGGTGATCCTGCTCGATGTAGACGTAGGCCGCTTGGCCCATAGCCATCGCCACGTTCTCGTTGGCGGCGTCAATCTTGACCGGCGCAGGCGTATCGACCATCAATTCGTTGATGCCGGGCACCTTGATCTGCTTTAGGAAGCGCTCAATGACCACTTTCTTGTTAAATAGCTCAGGATTCTTCTCCATCATCGTCATCACAGCCTGAGTTTGGGCCATGCGCTGCGTTTCAGAGAAGATGTGCGGGTCAGAGACGGGGATAACGTCCGTCACACGAGAAAAGTCCTCGCGGGTGACCTCCAGATCCTCTACCACCTCGCCACGGCGCATATCGTCCAAGTACCAACGGTTGATGCGGCTCAAAACCTTTAACACACGGCCCTGAGACTCGTGCAAACGTGCGTGGATGGCCGAAAACACCGCTGCACCCTGC